TGGTAATTTTAATTTACATGGAAACAATGGTTCTACATTCAGTTATTATATATATAAAAGTTTAGAAGCTAACAATATTACATATAAATATATAGATTTAGACCGTTTATAAAATCCGCGTTTAAGTGTATCATTTTATCTTTAATTTTTTATTTTATAAAACATAGATTTAATATAATTATATCTTTTTTTTCCAAGGTTAAACACATTATTTCAACCTTAGAAAAAAGTAAACTCAGAGGGTTTAAATGAGACAGAGCAATAGTACGGGTGATCGAACGGGTTACGGTAATCCCTGGGCGTCGTGTAATGCAGTCCGGCGATTATTTTTACTAAGGGTTTAGAGTAGGTAAACGCTATATAACTTGATCTATTTAATACACATTGCTTTAACTATATAAAGGTATAGTTAAAAGAAGACCTAACATGGAAAAAGAAAGTGAGGTATGCATCGCGTCATATAAGTCGGTATTGGTGTCACTCAATCCGGATGGTTATTGTGGGGTATGTGGTGGGTAGCACTCCGGCGATATTTTATTAATATGTATATATCTATAAGAGCCACGCATCAGTGTTATTTTATATAAATATTTTTGTAATAACCTATGATATCATTTATGATTACATTAATTTTATCAGGTTCATATTCAATAATTTTGGTCATATTTAGTAATTTATCTTTGTCTAATGATAAAACATACTCTCTCCACACATTTTTAATAATTTTTACAGGGATTTTTCCAATACCACATAATTCTTTACTACATACTATATGAGGCATATCTTCTTGTAAATAATCTAAAACTGTTTGGTTTTCTTGTAATTCCGATAAAGGCATTCCTATTTCTTCTTCCCAATTAATATCTTTGAGATTAGAATAATTAGTACAATTTTCAAGCCAAATTTCTTTATCTGTTTCACTTAAACCATCAAAATTGAATTCATTATGATTTATTGTGTTAGATTCTTGGTTACTTCCACCCAACATAAGAAGATATTTTTTTAATATATTTTTTCCTAATTTTGAATTAGTATTTACAAATCTACCAGTATTAGGATTTTTAATTTTTATGTAATTCATATAACATATTATTATAAATAATTTTCAGAAGAATCTCATAATTAGATAAAAAAATTTGATTTTATATTTAATTATAAGTAATTTTTATAAGTTACTGAATGTCAGATGTATCTAAAGAAAACTTAGATGATAAAATAAAAATAGATGATATTAATGTTTTTTCCTATAAAAATAGATCAAAAAATGATAGTTATAATAAAAAAAGAGAAGATATTATAGCGAGTATAATAAATGATAAAATTCAAGAAGAATATTACAAAAGTTCACAAGAGTGGAATAATTTTAAACATGAAATAAAGTCATTTATCAAAGATTTATGTAAAATAAGGGGTATCATATCGGGTAATAATATTAAGTGTATAGTTAAAGCGGGGAGGCGTCATCATTTTGACTTTGAAATACAAATAAATAATAGTGAAACATTTAAGGTAGAATATAAACATAATGCGTCGTGTGTAAATGATACCCCTCAATTTGTATCACCTATGAAACCATCACAATATCTAGATAGTTCGTATGAAGAATATTATTATGATAATCATTTTACTGGTTTAGTAGATGAATATGGTTTGTCTTTACCTACAAAAGAAGAATATTTGAAAACTATAAATTCACCAAACCCTTCATGTTTAAAAGAACATCTAAATAAATATTATGGAGGATGTGAAAAGAGTAGTAAATTTTCTGGTAAAGAAAATGATAAAAAATTTTATGAAAGCGCTAAAAAAGCATCACGCGATAGTATAATGAATTTTATTTCAAAATATGATGTTAATAAAGAAAAACTAACAACATATTTATTAGATACACAAAAAAATAAAATTTATATGTTATATAAAAATGGAAAATTCCATTTGGAAACAGTAAATTTAGATGATTATATAATAACAACAATTACAAAAGAACCTAGAAAATTTAGGTATATCGCAAAAACTAAATCTGATAAAAAGTTAAAAATTTTATTAAGATGGAAAAATGGTAATGGTATTGCTTTTCCAAGTTTTCAAATATCATAAATAGGAAGTATTTTACATAATTCAGTAGTATTCATCGCATTATTCCCAAAATATATATTAATAAATTCAGTAGTTTTTTTATTTTTAAAAGAATTAATAATTTGTTTATATTTATTTATTAATTCTTCTTTTGATAATGATTCAATATACTTTATACAAATTAAATGATTTTCAACCAAATAATTTATATTATCATTCTCATTAATGATACAATAGTTAAATTTATAAGATCCTACACCATAACCTCTGTTAATAACTAATAGTGGTGTATTTCCACCTTTTTTATTTATATAATTTTTTTTTTCTTTATTTGAATAATTTTTAATAGATACTTTATTATTTGTAATATCAGAACTATATATTAAACGTGTTTTAGTATTATCATCTGTTAAATCATTTTTACATTGATTCCAAACGATATTGCCTACATTAACATTAAAATTTAAATCAAATAGTGTTTTAGAATTATTATATAATTTTTTCATAAGGTTAATATTATCTTGTGTTCCGAAGATAGTATATTCCGAAATTGTGATGGTATAGGGTATATTATTATTTGTAGGTTTTTGATTTTGTAATATAAGTATTATAGTATCTTGTTTTGTTTCAATATAATTATCATCATATTCGATAATATCCAAAATATTATAGTTTTTAAATATGTGTTTTCTGGTTTTATCATAGTATAAACAATTTAGAAAGTTTTTTGGTAAGACAAAACTTAAAATGCCTTTGTCATTTAATAATTCTAGTGATTTTATAATGAATATTATAAATATATTTGGTCGTCCATCAAAATAATTATAATATGATTTATCAACATCTGTTTTTGCCATAACATAATAAGGTGGATTTCCTATAATTAAATCAAATTTAGTATTAAACTTATGAGTTAAATAGTTTTCATTAAGTAATGTAATATTATTTGAATTATATTGTTTTATTGATTCGAATATAGTTTTATTTAGTTCAATACCAGTAATATTAATATTCGGATTTATATTATTTAATCTTAATATATATTCACATGAACCACAAGATGGTTCTAAAACAGTTTTAATATATTTTATATATGGTTCTAATAATTTAATATTTTTATAAATAGTTTGAGGCGGTGTAAAGAAAATACCATTATTTTTCTTTTCATTTTTTCCAAGTTTTGTTGTTAAATTTATTGATAATTCAGAATATTTAAGTTCGTTTGGTTGATAAATATCCTTTTCTATAGTGTCCGGTTTTGGCTGTACTTCCATTGTTTATGTATAAGTATTTATATCTTTATTTGTTTATTTTAAACAATCAATTTTTATTTAAAATAAACAAATAAAGTATTTATTTTTGAAAGAAAATTCTGAATGGACTTACCTGAGGAAGAAAACTAGGCTAGCAACTGGAACGGGTCATTGAACTAGCTATTTAAATACCAAACAATGCGCGTTTAGGATGTGCCCTTAGTTCGCTCACATGTAGCGCCCTCTCCCTTGTTGGTGCCAGTTCGGGTTACCATAGGGATAGATTTTCTTGGGGGTCTCATTCTTCTTGGACTCCTCCGCAGCCTTCTTCTTAGCTGCCTCCTCAGCCCTCTTCTTAGCTGCCGCATCGTCCTTTTCCTTCGCCGCTTTCTGCCGTGTTCTATCCTCTGCACTCAGTTTTGGGGTAGACCCGGGGGTGGAAGGCATGGAGCTAAAGGATTTTTCTGAGCCGCTGTCACCAAACCAACTTTTACTTGGTGCATTCGTAGCGGAACTATATCCCGTGCTGGATCGCCGGTCTGACCCATATCCCGTACTGGATCGCCTGTCTGACCCATATCCCGTACTGGAGGCTCCGGCTTACGCCAGAGGCGCCGGAATATTATAAAAAGATCAAATATAACGTTATTATGGAGTGAAAATACGTTTATATAAATTTATCATAAATTATTTAAAATCTAATTTTACATACTAAAATAAAATAGCTTAAAATAAAGAACTACATTTAGAACACTTGATAAAAGAGTACTAATTAAGAAAAATGTGTTTCAACCTTAGTTATATCGTTTATAACTTCCTAAAATAAAATATATTTTATTTAAATTTAATAATTATGGTCTCGGAAAAAGTCTTCAGACTGAGTTTTGGAGGTTCAAAAAAACCAAAAAAAGTTCACCTTCATTTTCGTTTTCGTTTTCAAATTTTCCAAATTTAAATTTCTCTCTCTGGGGTTTCAAATTACTTAAGTGAACTCTAAATACTTAAAGTATAAGCAAATTTTTAAGTATTTAAGTAATTATTTAAAAATATTATGTAAATATAGTATATAATGTTTTATAAGTGTAAAAGATGTGGCTTTATATGTGATCAAAAAAATGGTTTAAGAAGACATTTAAATAGAAAGATACAGTGTAAGCCAGTATTAGAAGACATTGATATTGAGACCTTGAAACATGAGCTCGATGATAAAAGTATTAAAATATGCGTTCCTGTCGTTGAAACGGTCGTTACTGTCGTTAAAACGGTCGTTCCTGTCGTTGAAACGGTCGTTAAAGAAAAGAAGCCTCAATACATTTGTAAAGGTTGTAAAAAAGAGTTTAAAAATAGTAAGAACTTAAACCAGCATATCTATAGATATGGATGTAAAAAGAAAGAAGAAGAAGTTATCAAAGAATCTAGTAAAATAGCCGAATTAGAGGAAAAATTAGCTCTTAAAGACCTACTTTTAGAAGAAAAAGACCTAATTATAGAAGAAAGATTAGCAGTAAAAGATGCGGAAATGGATTTTTTGAAAAAACAGATAGAAATACTAATGAAAAAGGCTGGAAATAATACAACTAATACAGATAACAGTATAAATGATAATAGTATTAATGACAATAAGCAAATACATATTAATATAAATGGTTTTGGAAAGGAGGATTTAAGTTACCTAACAGATAGATATTTTAGAGAATTATTTAATATACCATTTTCAGCGATAACAACATTAGTAGAAGATATTCATTTTAATCCTAAAAAACCTCAGAATTGGAATGCTAAAATACAAGATGACAAGACTTCTAAAGCATTAATATATAATGCAGAAAAAAAAATGTGGGTTAAAAGAGAAAAGAAGGAGGTAATAAACGAAATGGTTGAAAAAAGTTATAATATGTTAGATGCTAATTATGAAATACAAAAAGAAGCAAAAACTTTGGATGAAAAAGGACAAAAAAAGTTTCAAAATTTTATGAATATGTACGATAAAGGTAATAAAGACCTAGATAGACGTTATGAGACAGATGTAAGAGAAAAATTATTGAATTTTAGAGAATATCATATAGAACAGAAATAGAAATTTTGCTAAGGTTAGAGACATTACTTTAACCTTAGAAAAAAAGTTTTATCTGACAGGCTTCACACTGCCCAGAGGGCTCCGGCTTACGCCAGAGGCGCCGGAATATTATAAAAACACCAAATAGAACCTTGTTATGGAGTGAAAATACGTTTATATAAATTTATCATAGATTATTTAAAATCTAATTTTACATACTAAAATAAAATAGCTTAAAATAAAGAACTACATTTAGAACACTTGATAAAAGAGTACTAATTAAGAAAAATGTGTTTCAACCTTAGAAAAAAATAGAACCTTCGTATCATGTACTTAAAATAAATAACTATATTTAAAATACTAAAAACTACGAACAATGTCCCATAAAAATATACAAATAGAACATTCTTATACCATAATAAGATTAAATTTAGTATAAAAAAGATACAAATAGCACCTTCTTGTGTAAGATTAAAATTAGATACTTAAAAAAAAAACCGATGACCCATAAAAATACAAAAATAGCACTTTCTTACATCATAACATCCTTAATTATTGTATGAAAAAGGACCAAATAGAAGCTTCTTTATACCATAAAATTTTATTTTAAAAAATTCTATATATTTTGTCAAAACTCTATATATTTTGTCAAAACCCTATATATTTTTCAAATTTGGCATAATTTTGTAAAACCCTATATATTTTTTCAACTCTATATATTTTTCAAAATCGGCATAAATTTTTTCAATTAATTTCTCAATTAATTTTTGTTTAATAAATTAGAAATTCAGAATTATTTTCTTATCATATATTAAGCTAACTAAAAATTATCACAGAATAAGATTTTTCAAAATATTACAAATTAATACTTGATTTGATTTGTAGCTATTTCCTATTAGATGAGCACACTATCTATAAATGAGTTTATTGATTAAGTAAACTTAATAATTTATTTAAATTTAATGTATAGTAAACTATATAGTTTATTTTATTAATTTGATTTTTAGTATACTACAATTTATTGTATATTTAACTTTTATATATATTGTTTGAATTTATAGATAGTGTGCTCATCTAATAGGAAATAGCTACAAATCAAATCAAGTATTAATTTGTAATATTTTGAAAAATCTTATTCTGTGATAATTTTTAGTTAGCTTAATATATG